GCATCGACTTGGCGATGCTTCTCGGAATGCAGTCGGTCCCACATAGGTTCTACTACATTTTTAATGAGTCGTTGATTACACGTGCTCGAAACTACTTGGTTGACGAATTCTTACGATCTACTGACAATGATGGAAAACCTCTTGAATACTTGCTTTTTATTGATGCTGATATTCACTTCGACCCTCGCGATGCTCTTGCCATGCTTGCTCTGGCAGGTCCCGGAAAAGATGATAGGAGGGTGATCGGTGCCCCATACACAAAGAAAACTATCGCATGGGAACAGGTATACGCAGCAACACAACTTGGTGTTGTTGATGACAATAAAGGCAATCCAGATGTACTAAAAAGATTTACAGGTGATTTTGTTTTCAATCCCTCTATCGAGGATGGTGGCTCAGAAGTAAAACTGTCTGAACCCGTACCAGTTCTAGAGGCAGGCACAGGATTCCTGCTTATACACAGGTCTGTTTTTGAGGAGTTTGCTGAGGCATATCCTAAGTTCAAATACCGACCTGATCACAATCGTTCGGAGCATTTTGATGGGTCTAGATACATTCACGCATACTTTGATACTCTTATTGATAATGATCAGTGGTTACCTGAAGAAGCAACCAACGGGACTGACAGATATCTATCTGAAGACTATCTCTTCTGTCAAATGGCTAGGAAGATGGGTGTTAAGATTTGGTTCTGTCCTTGGATACAGTTACGCCATATAGGATCCTACATTTTCGAGGGTCATATGGGTGCCATCGCAGAGATACAGGGCAGACAGATGCACCTGAAACAGCATGGTACGATTCCAAGAAATACAGGGCAGAATGATCCCTCTGGTAAGGCACAGTTCCCAGGATCTCCTGCGGCACAGATGGTTCCAAGTGGTGCCGATAAAATGAAAGATGGTGAACTGTTCTCTTTGACACCTATGCCTGAGTGGAAGAAAAAGGAAATAGAAGAAAAGAAACAGACACAGGTAGAAGGTGCCCCACCTCCCCCACCGAAAAAGAAAAATGCTAAAAAGAAAAAGTAAACAGCAGGAGTCGACTCCTGTAAATTTCAAATACAATGAACTTGAAATACTGAAGGAACTCGAAACATATATCGAGTCCACGTATGGTCAACACTATGTTGACGTTGATAGAGACATTCAAATACAGGATGTCTTTGATTCCATTGGCATTTCTGAGGATTTTGCTAGAGGTTGTGCTATCAAATATTTAATTCGATTTGGAAAGAAAGACGGCAAAAACCCTAAAGACATTCTCAAGGCAATGCATTATCTGGTACTGACGTACCACTATGCTTTTAAGAAAGGCGATACATTATGAAGTTAAGTGATGAAACCGTAAGCATTCTTAAAAACTTTTCGACCATTAACGAGTCGATTGTTTTTGAAGAAGGTCAACGTCTGCGAACTGTCGCAGTAAATAAGTCTATCCTTGCTGAAGCGAGGATTGAAGAAACTATTCCTACTCGTTTTGCTATTTACAATCTCAATCAGTTTATCGGTGCGATGTCAATGTTTGATCGTGCTGATCTTGAGATGAGTGATAAGCAGGTCAAGATGCAGTTTACTGGTACTTCTATAAACTACACTTGTGCCGACGAGTCTCTCGTAGTCAAGCCACCCGAGAAAGAGATTCAGTTCCCTGATGCAGAGGTGAACTTCGTTCTTTCTTCTGACAATCTCGAGAAGATTCGTAAAGCATCGGCGACTCTATCCCTTCCAGAAGTCGTCTTCATTGGTAATCCTGGTCAAGAGTTTATTGCGTCCGTACAGGATCTCAATAATACCTCCTCTTCCAGTATGGAAGTCCCTCTGGGAACCCAGTCCAATGTGACCTGCAAAATGGTATACAAGGTCGAGTCACTGAAAGTGATAACGACCGACTATAATGTTTCAATCTCTTCCAAAGGTATTGGACGATTTACCTCAGGGTCAGATAAGTACAAGTACTTCATCGCGACTGAGGCAACCTCTACATTCGGAGCATAATGGACAAAAACATTCTCTACGTAGAAAAGTATCGACCTCAAACTATTGATGATTGTATTCTCCCTGAACATCTGAAGAAGGTGTTCAAGGAGTTTTGCTCACAGGGTAAAATGCCGAATCTGCTCTTGGCAGGTGGTGCAGGCATCGGTAAAACTACTGTTGCTCGTGCCCTGTGTAATGAACTGCAATATGATGTTATGTTCATTAACTGTTCAGAAGAGCGAGGTATCGATACCCTTCGTACGAAGATGATGGGTTTTTGTTCCACAGTCTCCATGACTGACCAGAGGAAGTGTCTAATCCTAGATGAGGCAGACTACCTTACTCCTGATGCACAGGCAGCACTAAGAGCATTTATTGAGCAGTTCGCTGCTACGTGTTCTTTTGTGATGACTTGCAACTTCAAAAATCGTCTGATCCCACCATTACACAGTCGGACGACAGTTGTTGATTTCAAGATCAGCAACAAAGAGAAGGCAACTCTATGTGCAGGCATGATGAATCGAGTCATGAACATCTGCTCTGAAGAGAACATAGAAGTTGAGGATAAGAAAGTCGTCGCTGAGGTAGTGATGAAATACTTCCCAGATTTTCGTCGAACACTAAATGAGATTCAACGATACAGTATCGGTGGTCGTATCGATACAGGTATCCTCGCACAAATTCAAGAACTCAACACACAGGATCTGATCCCTGCTATGCGTGAACGAAACTTCAAAATCGTTCGCAAGTGGGTATCCGATAATTCTGATGTGGAGATGAGTTCCCTTTATCGTAAACTATATGATGAGTTTTATCAAGCACTCGATCCAACGTCCTCTGCTATTCCACAGATGGTCTTGCATATGGCAAAGTATCAGTACCAATCTGCCTTTGTCCCTGATCAAGATCTAAATCTGACAGCATGTCTCATTGAGATCATGAGTGACTGTAAGTTTAAGGATTAAAATGACAGATTATTATGAACATCCATCTTTTAGATTTGAGTATCTGAACCAAGATGGTGATAGAATTGAAATGGAGTTCGGGGCAGAAAAGTTGTCTACAGTCACAGGCAAGTTCGTGGACTTCTTGAGGGGAGCAGGATTCTCCTATGTAACAGGTATTTCAGTTCTATCAAAAGGCAATGACACCAATCCTATTAATTGGAACTATCACTTCGATGAGTGGGGTGAATACGAACACCCTCCTGTTGAAGACTTAATGTCAAAACTCGAAGAAAAGGTTGCAAATGAGTAAACCATCACCTTTCAAAATGATTCAAAATCTAAATGACAAGAGTGGTGGCCATTACCTTGATGGTGACGAGGGTGAGTTATACGAAAAAGCATACTCACCCTTTATCATAAATCGTGGTCTTGGTATGCATGAAGAGACAGTCATACCTGCTAACCAGATGAATATGCATCCAGATATTCCTGCTCGGTGGCAGTATGACTTTTTCTTTTATGGTTTGCGTGCCAAAAAACGATGGGGTCGATGGGCAAAAAGAAACACGTCTAAGTATCAAGATTCTGTCAAAAAGTTTTTCGGTTATTCTAACGAAAAAGCAAAGCAGGCGATCAAGGTACTATCAGAAGATCAACTAAAAGAGATACTCGAATGGTATAATCAGTCAGAAGGTGGAAAAACCTAAATATACGTAGTGATTATCTCTATTTTTTAATAGGGATTTTATGGAACTTATTGAGTCCTTTGTCGAGATAAGACTCAAGCACCCTGATGATTTTTTGAAGATTCGAGAAACACTTAGTCGTATTGGCATTGCATCCAAACGAGAGAAAAAGTTGTACCAATCTTGTCATATTCTTCACAAACAGGGTAAATATTATCTCGTCCATTTTAAAGAGTTATTTAAGTTGGACGGCAAACCATCAGACTTCTATGAGAGTGAAACAGACATGGCGAGGAGAAACTCCATCGCTAATCTTATCTCTGAATGGGGTCTATGCGAGTTGGTTGACCCATCCAAGTCTGAGAGTCCAACGACTCCAGTAAATACATTGAAAATCCTATCGTACAAAGAGAAGAACGATTGGATACTTGAAACCAAATATAATGTTGGGAACAGTGAATAGTATAATTTTGGGCAGAGATACTGCCACACTTAGTGTTTATCTTGTACATCCTCTTTCAGTTTTACCTCACTATGGCAGTGAGGAGGCATCATGTTTTGACTTGCATGCTTGCTGGAATGAAGGACAACAGATAAAAACTTACAATGGTTTTTCTGACGATACAGATGGAAAGACCATTACTGCTGGTGAGGTAATTACATTACCTCCCCAGTGTAGATCATTAATTCCTACTGGGTTGATCTTTGATATCCCAGAAGGATTTTCAATCAGAATACATCCAAGGTCAGGTAAGGCAATCAAAG